AAGGAGCATGGGCTATTAGTCCAAGTGGCGAAGTTGAACTTGAAGATTTTTTAAACGAAGATTTACGGGCATGGTTCGGCAAAGGCAAAAAAGGCGGTGCCGGCGGAGGTGGCTGGGATCGATACAACAGCAAAGGCGAACGTGTTGGTAAATGTGGTGATGGCGAAGGCAAAGGCAAACCAAAGTGTCTAAGTAAAAGTGCAGCCGCTAAACTACGTAATGCTGATAAAAATAAAGACGGCAAAAAAGACGGTAAAGCAGGTATTGCTAAATCTGTTAAGCGTAAACAACGAAACGATCCTAACAAGAACCGCAAGGGCAAAGCAAAGAACGTAAAGAACTAAGGAAGTATAATGACAACACTAACTAAACGTGAAAGACAAGATGCTAAACTTACATTAGCAGGTACAGACAGAGTAGCTCGTAATGTAATAGAGCCAGGACGTTATACTAACGTAACCGCAGACGCAACTCAACTACCTACACGATATGCTGTTGGAAACAACGACACTAACAGCGTAGTAAACAATCCTAACATAGGCGGACTAAAGCAAGGTAGACCTTTCGCTACTTAAAAAGGAAATAACGTGCATACAACAACTTGTACAAAATGTGGGCATGCTTGCCATTGTGACAAAGTAAATTGTCCTGAGTGTGTTAATGACGTATGTGGTCATTGCACTTGTGAATCTAAAACCTTAGCTGAACATGAAGCAAAAATATGGCCATGGCAAGACAGTGGCGTAGAACAAATGTTATGATCCACCCAGAAGATTTGGTATGGTTAACTATTGATCCAGATGAACTTTGGGCAATGGACAAACTTATATTATCACGCAAATTAGGATATGTATGCGGCCCAACAGGTCAGGATGTACCCAAACCAGACTGGTATATAGTACGCCCGTGTGTTAACATGCTAGGACTTGGACTTGGCGCACAAAAAGTATACATTGAAAAGGAAACTATGCATTTACCATTAGGATACTTTTGGTGTGAATGGTTTAGTGGTAAGCATTTAAGCATAGATTATCATTATGGTGTACAAACATTATGTGTTCAAGGACATAAAGCAGATAACACACTTACACAGTGGGATAGTTGGATTGCTACAGACGATCAAATACCGTTGCCATTTTCTCTTAGAACATTTGCACACCACGAATGGCTAAATGTAGAATACATTGGTGGTAAAGCTATAGAAATACACTTCAGAAACAACGTAGATTTTGAGGATAATATTAAAGAGTTTATCCCTGTTTGGGAAAATCAGGATACTACGCCTCCAGAAGGCTATACATATAGAGAATATCCTGATATGCACGGACGTATTGGAGCGTTTGTAAAATAAATACACATACATAAAACAAGGATTTGTAAAATGGCAGTAGAAGATTTTGAATTTGATTTCACAGAAGACATGGTTATTGAGATGCTTCGTGGAAATGACGAAGCTGAAGATTGGTATGACGCAATGTGTGAAATCCTTCCCCTATGGGAAGTAGATACACCAGAGCGTGTAGCAATGTTTATCGCACAATGTGGACATGAAAGTAATAACTTTAGAGTGTTGAGTGAAAACCTCAACTATAGCGCCAAGGCATTAAATGCTATTTTTGGCAAGTATTTTGAAAGAGCAGGTAGAGATGCAGAACCTTATCACAGGAAGCCTCGCAAAATTGCGAATGTTATTTACGCAAATAGAATGGACAACGGCGATACCGATTCCGGAGATGGTTGGAGATTCAGGGGCGGTGGCATTTTACAACTTACAGGCAGATATAATTATACAAAGTTTGGCGAAGACGTAGAAATGACACCAGAAGCGGCAGTAGAGTATGTACGTACCAAAAAGGGCGCACTAGACAGCGCATGTTGGTTCTGGGATACAAACGGCTTAAACAAGTATTGTGATGCACGAGACGTTAAAGGCGCTACAAAGCGTATTAATGGTGGCTACATTGGATTGGAAGATCGCAAGAAGCATTACGAACATGCAATGGAAGTGCTAGGCGGACATTGGGAACCAGCACAAATGGTATACGAAACTATCCGTTTAGGATCACGTGGACCAACAGTACGTGCTGTACAAGAAGAATTAGAAATCGGGGCTGATGGTGTTTTTGGTAGAGGTACTGAAGCACACATTAAGCACTGGCAAGAAGAGAACGGACTTACGCCAGACGGTGTTATGGGGCCTGTTAGTTTAGCAATGATGTTTGGAGAATAGTATGTCGCAAGAAGTAGACGATAAAGGTAAAATGGAAATACAACTACGTGTATTAGGTAACGAATTAGTTGCTATAAAGATGTCAGTTGATGATTTTAAAATGAAATGGTTACTAATTGGAGTAATTAGTATTGTAGCATTAGGATGGGCGGCGGGCAGCTTTGGTCCAGAACTAGTAAACATGTTTGGAGAGTAACATGGACATAGCTCATTATTTAAAAGTATACAAAAAGCATGAAGCAGAACATACTAGTACTAATGAGCGCAACAACTATTGGAGGAGATATAACGATGAGTTGGTTAAAGAACAGACTAAAAGAGAGAACGACACTTGATGGTGTTGTACTAGTAGCTTCAGGTGTAGCAATGATATTGGTACCTGTAAACTTAATTGCGTATGCTATGATTGCGTATGGCGGTTGGACTATTTGGAAATCTGAATAGTATGTGGGATATGATAAGCGACATGGCTACCAATAGACTGTGGATATACACAAGTATTGGTGGTAGTATTATAGGCGCAATTAGTTTAGCATACTTGAGCACTACTAGAGCCGGGCTTTGGTTTTATTCCAAAGTAGACAATGGCATGGACTTCCTTGTAGAACGTTATGGATGGACTTGGTTAGAACAACCAGAAGATGCATGGCGTAAGAAGTACCCAAAAATAACAGCAAAAATTGATGCAATAGAAGCAAGACTAAAAGAATTGGAGAAATAATGTTAAGTAAACAATGTAAGGCCCACTTAGATGAAGTAGGCGAAACTGGACTACAACACATGGGACATGCCTTAAAAGCCGCTGTTAAATTACAGCTCTTGGTGCCAGCACTGATTATTCACAGTATTGCACCAAGATGCTTTACTCACACCGCAAGTAATGTTATGAATGGTATTCTAAACACTCGTAAAAAGACTTGACAACCTAGCAAATCTAACATATAGTAGTAGGATAACCAGCTAAAGGAGATGAATATGTCACGAGCATTTAGTGATAGTGAGATTAACAAACTTAAACAAATTATTAACGAAGGTATCCAAGTAACATCAGAAGTGGAAACACTTAAAGGTGGACTGAAAGATACAGTAAGCGCAGTTGCTGAAGAGCTAGATATGAAGCCAGCAACTATTAACAAAGCAATACGTATTGCTTATAAACAAGAGTTCGCAAAAGTATCAGACGATTTCAGCGAATTAGAAGAATTATTGGCGGCTGTCGGCAAAGGACATTAATGTGCTAGACTTAAAAGTTATTGAAGTCCAACACTATACAGATAAACTTTTTAGAATTAGAACAGAGCGACCTCGCAGTTATAGATTTACTGCGGGGGAGTTCGTTATGATTGGTTTAGAGGATGCTCCAAGTAGAGCGTATAGTATTACCAGTGGTCCATATGACGACTACATAGAATTTTACAGTATTAAAGTACAAGACGGTCCACTTACCAGTAAACTACAACACATTGTAGTAGGCGATACTATTCGTGTAGGTGAGAAGCCAACAGGTACACTTATACTTGCTAACTTAGAACTAGGCGGGCATCTAGTAATGATGGCAAGTGGAACTGGCATTGCTCCGTTTATCAGTTTACTACGTGAACCAGAAACATACGACTTATTTGAGAACATTACAGTAACATGGACCACTAGGCTACATGCTGAACAAGACTGTTACCGAGACTTCTTGAATGAGATGCCCATTGAATACATCAGCACAGTTACACAAGAGCCTGCTGAACTACAAGGACGTATCCAAAAGTTTATGGCAGACGGCACTGTAAAGATTGACAACCCTGCAGAACAACGTATAATGTTATGTGGAAGTGTAGCATTTAACAATGATTTAAAAGAACACTTTAACAGCCTCGGATTTAACGAAGGCAACAAACGTACACAAGGAACGTTTGTACAAGAAAGGGCATTTGTCGGCTAATGTATGTAGACGCTTACTTCGATCAAAACAAAGATATTATCCACGTTACTGAACGTGATGAAAAAGGGCGGCGGGTATTCCGTGAGTATCCTGCTAGCTATGGCTTTTATTACAAGGATCAGCGTGGAAAGTACGACAGTATCTTTGGCGATAAACTATCACGTTATGCTACAACTAATGGCAGAGCGTTTAAAAAAGAAAAGAAGATGTATGGCGGACAAAAACTTTTTGAAAGTGATGTTAACCGCACGTTTAAGTGTTTAGCAGACAACTACTTGGGTAAAGATACTCCTAACTTAAACTTAGCCTTTTTTGATATTGAGGTTGACTTTGATAAAGATGTAGGGTTTGCTCCGCCTGAAGATCCGTTTAACGCTATTACAGCAATCGCAGTTCATCTTAGTTGGCTTAAAACTACAGTATGTTTAGTGTGTAAACCAGACACACTTAGCCGTGAAGATGCGGCAGAGATATGTAGTCGCTTTCCAGACACTATGTTAATGGATACTGAGGAAGAACTACTAAAAACTTTCCTTGAATTAATTGATGATGCGGATGTAATGAGTGGATGGAACAGCGAAGGCTTCGACATTCCATACACAGTAAACCGTATTTCTAGAACAATTGGTAAAGAGTATACTAAAAAGTTTTGCTTGTGGGATCAATATCCTAAACGCAGAGAGTTTGAGCGTTATGGAAAGTCACAAGAGACGTTTGATACTATTGGACGTTTGCACTTAGATTATATGCAACTGTATCAAAAGTATACATACCATGAGATGCACAGCTACAGTTTAGATGCTATCGGCGAGTATGAACTTAATGAACGTAAAATTGATTACCAAGGCACACTTGACCAGTTATACAACAACGACTTCTATACGTTTATTGACTACAACAGACAAGACGTTGAGCTACTAGTTAAACTAGATGCAAAGCTACAGTTTATTGACTTAGCAAACGTTATTGCGCACGATAATACAGTTCTTATTCAGACAACAATGGGTGCTGTTGCGGTTACTGATCAAGCTATTATTAATGAAGCACACCATCGTGGACTGATTGTTCCTGACAAAGTACGTGATAAAGTACAAAAACATTATCCACAATCAACACAAGCCGCAGGTGCGTATGTTGCTACTCCTGTACGTGGTAGGCACGAGTGGATTGGCAGTATGGACTTAAACAGTCTGTATCCTAGTATCCTGCGTAGCCTTAACTTGAGTACAGAAACTATTGTAGGGCAGGTTAGACACACATTAACTGTGCCACTACTACAGGAATATAAATGGGAAGCCGCAAGAGCGTGGGAGGGCAAGTTTGCTTGTCCAGAGTATGAGCTTGTAATGGCAAAGGATACTGAAACGCAACTGTGGATTGACTTTGAGAACGGCGAAGAGCTAATGGCAACTGGTGCTGAAATATATAGCATTGTCTTTGAAAGCGATCAGCCTTGGGTTATTAGTAGTAATGCTACTATTATTAGACAAGACAAAAAAGGTATTATTCCTGGATTGCTAGAGCGTTGGTATGCTGAACGTAAAGTTATGCAGAAAGAAGCTAGAGCTGTACAAGGTAAAGATGATGCCAAGTTTGGATACTGGGACAAGCGACAACTAGTTAAAAAGATTAACTTGAACAGTTTGTATGGTGCGTTACTTAATCAAGGATCACGTTTTAATGATCCACGCATGGGACAATCAACAACATTAACAGGACGTACTATTGCTAGACATATGGGTGCTAGTGTTAATGAACTGTTTACTGGAGAATACAATCACGTAGGCGATACAATTGTGTATGGCGATACTGATAGTATCTACTTTAGTGCGTACCCTATCTTTAAAGACAAGATTGAAAGCGGAGAGTTTGAGTGGAATAAAGACAAGGTTACTGAACTTTATGACACTGTATGCGATCAAGCAAACAAAACGTTTCCTGGATATATGGCACAAGCACATAATGTACTTGACCAAAAGCAAGGTGAGATTATTGCCGCCGCTCGTGAAATGGTTGCCTTGTCTGGTATCTTTATTAAAAAGAAGCGTTATGCTATCTTAGTATATGATAACGAGGGCTATAGAGAAGACAAAGACGACAAGCCAGGTAAGATTAAAGCAATGGGCTTGGACTTAAAGCGTAGTGATACGCCTCCGTTTATGCAAGACTTTTTAAGTGAGATACTATTAAAGACACTAACAGGTACAACTGATGATGATTTGATTGCTCGTATTATTGAGTTCCGTCAAGAGTTTAGACAAAAAGATCCTTGGGAGATTGGCACACCAAAGCGTGTTAACAAGCTAACACATTATACAGGGTTAGAATGGGATAAGAAAGGCGTGTACACTGGTAAAGCAAACATGCCTGGACACGTAAGAGCCGCAATCAACTACAACAGACTCAAGGGTATTAACAACGATAAATACAGTCCAGACATTGTTGATGGTATGAAAACTATTGTCTGTAAACTGAAACCGAATCCAATGGGATTCACTAGCATAGGATATCCTACAGATTCAATAATCCCTCCAGACTGGTTTAAAGAACTACCGTTTGATGTAGATCTTATGGAGGAAACAATCATTACTAAAAAGATTGATAACTTACTTGGTGTACTACCAATTGACTTATCAAAAGCAGAGGACAAGACTACATTTGAGAGTCTGTTTGATTTTGGATGAAAACAAGTTTAGATTTACATGGAAAACATATACATGAAGCGTGGAAAAGTGTTGACAGATTCATAGGCGAGTGTTATTA